CCTAAAGGCTAGCTAAACAGAGTAAATCCGTTATAAAACATCAGCTTTCAAAGAATCTTCGTCAATTGAAAACAGCTAAAATCATTGCAGTGCAATATGTTTATGGTTTTCTGTCAGACACTATTTACTGATTATCAGCTGCAGTGGCTTATTTTCCAGTTCTTCACGGCTTAATACATAAAGCGTATCATCATCAATTTTAAGCATAAAATCATTATCATCCGCAAGCTTGCCTAAGAACTGCAAATCACTCTGCTCGGTCTGATCACAGACATTAAAGTCCACATCATCGCCACTAAAGACCAGCTTCATTTGATTCCGACTAACGATAGCCTCACAAACGGCTTTCAGGGTAGTATGTTCCCATTTACTGGTATTTATGACACGGCGAATATTGGAATTAAAGGTTGATACTGCCTTAATCTCAAATTTATTTGGCGGACCGGATTCAGTCACCAAGTCAATCTCAAAAACTCCACAGTAAAGTTCTTCTTCGCTGTCATTGTCAGACCAGTTATCGCATTTGATGGATACTTCAATCTTATCACCACGTTCCGGCATCCAGTCGCTGACAAACAGCTCGTCGCGGTCATCAATGGTCAAGGTAATATCATCAACCTCGGTGCTGGTCTTATCGTTGAAGCTATAGCTGGTCAAATAAGGTGCGAGATCTGTACTGACATTTTTGCCAGCAATTTTGATCTCGACCTTTGCCCTCCGTGCGGTTTTTGCTGTATCTAACATAGCTACCCTCTTTGCTTCCATGGTGGTAAATTAACCGCACTTTTGCTCGTCACTATCTCAGGGATGGTTAATTCCACTCCAGCATCAAATTTAACAATATTACTGTAACGCTGGTTGGCATCTATCAGCTGATTGGCGTACATTTCAGCCCCCATCATCTTTTTGGCAATGGCATCCCACATATCGCCGTGCCTAGTTGTATAAGTTGTCATTTAATATGCCAATCTTGAATCATACATTTTAGTAAAATTAGCTTGCTGTTCATTTAGTGCCTCCTGAATCATGCCCTTATCAGTATTACCAGTAATATTAAAGGTCTGTACCGGACTATAGCTGATGTTTTGTGCTGCTTTTAATGACGACATCTGTTTTTGTTGCTGGGTTGTCGCTGCTTCCAAATTACCAGCAAAGTTTTTTGGCTGGCTGATTTCATGGTTAATGTCAACATTGAATGATTTACCATCATTACCGTCAAATAACGACTTAACTGCACCGACTACCTTCATTACCGTATCATAAAAACCTGAAAGCATAGACCAGGCTTTTTTTAGCCAGCCGACAAAAGTATCCCAATGAGTACTCACCCAGTAAATCGCGCCACCTAACGCCATGATACCAGTCACTATTCTAACCATTGGATTTGCATTCATCACGACGTTAACAATTCCCTGCCAATAAGCCATCAGCTTGGTTGCCATTGCCGCTCTGGTTTGCAGTGGAATAAACCACAGGAGTATCTTGGCAAACCCACCAAAAAGTCCAGAGCTCAATAACATCACGGTATTAAATACCGAGATCGCAATTCGTGCTGAGGTAAATGCCACTGATAATCCTGCCAGCGCAATCGCCGCTTTACCCATCACCAAAAATGCTTCTTTATGCGCTTCAATATATGGGCGTATCGTTTGGTTTAGCAAGGTATTGACATCTCTTATAACTTCATTGATAGCAGGTAAGAATGTATTCCCGATAGTAATGGCAATTGCTGCCAGATTATTTTTAAAAAGCTGCAATGAGTTTTCTGTAGTTGACGAGCGTGAGGCAAATTCTCTCATCATACTGCCGGAATATTTGCTTTTATCACCTACCAGTTGAATATTGCCAATCACCTCCGGCAAGTTATTCATCAGTCCGGCAATCGGTGCAATTGATTCTTCACCAAAGATTTGCTTTAAAATTGGTGCTTGTTTTTCTGGTGCAAGCTTCTTAATTCGCTGCAGGACATCAATCAATGACTCCATACCGTTTGTCTGCATACTCTTACCAAGTTTAGCCACATTTATACCTAGCTGGTCAAATGCGTTAACCTGATTTTTAGTTGCTGCAGTTGATGAGGTTAAGGTGGTCATCATCTTCTTAATACCAGTAGCAGCTATTTCAGGAGCAACACCCGCCCCAATTGAAGTAGCTGCCAGCGCAGCTACTTGAGCCTCAGTTAAGCCCGCAATCTTACCGAGTGCACCAATACGCGTAACAACCTCACCAATTTGCGCTCCACTAGCGGCAGAATTATCACTCAGAATATTAATCTGGTCTGCCAGCGCCACCACTTGTTGTTGGTTTAAATGGAAGCCAGAGCGCCATTTAGCCATCATATCGCCAGCAGCTTCAGCGCTGACATTATATGCAACCGCCATTTGTGCCGCATTCTCGGCAAAAGCAATCAAGTCCTTTTTTGCGATACCAGCCTGAGCTGCAGCAGCGGTAATATGCCCGAGTCCCTCCACCGCCATTGGCACACGGGTAGATAGATCTTTAATCTGATTACCCATCTCGGCAAACTCTTGTGGCGTATCAAAGTGCACAAGCTTACGGATATCAGCCATCACCGATTCAAACTTAATCGCATCCACAATCGGCGGCTGTAAAAATGAGAAGCTCTTTTTAGCCATCATAATGTCAGTCGCCAAAAAGAAACGCTTTTGTGACTCCTGCTGCAGTCGCTCCGAAACCATGCCTCTAACCTGAGTCTTAGCCATTTTACTTTGCAGCTTTTCAGTACTGGCAGCCAGTTTATTTTGTTTATCAGCCAAATTATTAATGTCTAAGCCCGCATCTTTGATTTTTTGGCGATAGTTGGTTAAACGTTCAGATTCATAAGCATGAGCTTTTGCCAGTTTGTCGCTGGCTTTTTGTGCCTGTGCCAAGGCTAACGCCATCTGTCTTGTTGGCGTTCCAATTCTGCCGATTTCCTGCGTTAACTCATTGACGCCTGCTTTGGCATGATAGGCATCAGTACCCAGTTTTGTAGTAGTTGCCTCAACTTTTTTAAACTCTTCAATCAGCTTATTTTGCTTTGATAAGTTACCCAGCTGATTTTGCATCAAAGTTAATTTATCTTTGGCACTACCAAATGCCTTGGTAAATGAGTTATTTATTTGTGCCTGAATCTGAAATGATACGTCATGAATTTTTGACATAATATCTTACCTAAACTTTCAATCAAATCATGGTTATATGCTATAATTTTCTCCTATTAACAGGAGTTTATAATGACATTTATTTTAAGCTGCATTCTGGCAATCATTATCATTGTATTGTCCACTATGCTGTTTGCACTAGTTGCACCATTTTTATTATTCATAGCTGGAATTTTAGGGCTTGTTTTTGTCGTTTATCCGAGTATTATTGCCAGCAAAATACTTAAATTTCTTAATCTCACCCGCAATAAAACTAAAAAACCACTCCGGTTATTAATTCCTAAGTGGCTATAATTTAGATTTTAACTCCAGATACTTGTTAAGCTTCCACACTGGTACACTTTCCCAGTAACCGATAAAACCATGCTCGGATAATACTAAGCAGGCTGTTCGGAGCTGGTCAACCCGATTGACCCTAACAAAAAACCCTGTACCGCATATTTTAATTTGATAAATTCGCCCAATGGCAAGCCATTATAAAATTCAGCCGGAAGCTTGGTCGCATTAATAATCAGCTGTTTAGTAAATCCGGTTTCCGCTTCAATTAATCCAGAAAACCCTGGATTAATGGTTTTATACTGGCTCTCAGCCTTTTCATAATCCAGCGTTGTGATATTTTCAATATCAATTTCCAGCTCAGTATATTCCTTGCCGTTAAAATTATATGGCTTAGCAAATTTATGTTTCATACTTATTCCTTAACAAAGTTTATTTAAAATTTAAGCAATAGAAAAACCACCCAAAGGTGGCTTAAAGGATAGACTATGCAAAAGTCTCAATCAGGCAGTTCTCATTTTAAATAGCTTCAACTGGGCAACATCACACAAAGTATGTGCAATTCTATCCAACAGCTGCTTATTTTTCTTCTGCTCATTACCTAAGCGCCCCCAGTTGCTACCATTGAGCTGGACTTTCTTTTCCAGTTGTGCCATATTATCAACAATCGCTCTAAATTCATGGTTACACTTAAATGTTTCTTGTAATGTATCGTAAATCAATGCCTGAAGTGCATAGCTGTACGACATTGCCATTAACCAGGATTCACGTTCAGGGAATTTGTAACATGGTCTAGACTCACCTTTTTCATCTTTATATAACGAGCGAAATTTTTCGCTGGTTGATTTACCCAATACAGCGGGAACCTTAGCTAATAAATCCGCATGTCTCAATTTTCGAAGTTTGGTAATTTTTCCTAAGTCAAACTCTTGTTGACGAACTTGATTAATCAAATCAACCAGCTCTAAACTAGTCATTGTTTTTTCAATTTCAACGGTTTCCACCCCTGAAATTAGTTTTAATGCTTGCATAGTTACATCCTTTTAAATACAATCGGCAATAAAAAAACCACCCAAAGGTGGCTGCTTAATATTTATTTAGTCTTAAAAATAATCCCCAAGCTTTTTAACTAGTGCCCTGCCGGCTGCTTCAAAAATGCCATTAAGTTTATCAATTTTATATAATTGTTCACCATTAAGCTTAACTTCCAATGCCGTAGCTTCCAGTGTAAATGGAACATTAAGCATATCATTCATTTTTAGGGTGCCAAGGTTAAACCCTTTGCAACTACCACGAACTGAGATATACAAGCCTTGACCATTTATAGTATGATCTGCAGAATCAACACCGTTAATAACTGCTTTAAATTCGAGCAGCTTGTTATTGAGGTCTAACAGTCTGAATGCTGGCTGACTAACAGTATTAAATTTAACCTCCAGCTCAAGCTTTTCTACTGAGCCAGTGCTGGGTATCTCTATTTCACCGAGGACACCTGTACCTTCCAAAGTAATAGATTTAAACTTAAACTCGGGTAGCTTTACTTCTGCCACCCCCAGTAAGTCATAACCATCAATATAAACCCGGTATTCACGGGTTTGTGCACCAATAAATGTAGAATCACTCATCTTACTCTCCAGAAACTCTGATTAAATCATTAACATTAAATGCAACCTTGGTTGTAATTGATGATGCGGTGGTGGAAGTACAATAATCCAGTAAAAACACCACATTACCAGCCAGTAACGCATCTAATTGATTCTCATCATGCGGAAATGAGATGCTGCCACTGATTAATTTACGGCTACCAACCAAGCCATCCAGCCAGGCTTGTAATTTAGATTCAACTCGAAGAATAAAAGCCCGGTCGATGATCTCATCAACATTGGGAGAGCAGGCAATTATGCATGAATTAATCAGGTAATTACCGCAATCACGCACTGCAATATCAAAATCTTTGACATCATTATTACCGGGATAACAAGCCGTGCGATTACCCCAGCATACCCAGCCATTATCACTGTTGATTGCTAAAATTAAACCATTACCATTAAGATACTGGGCTTGCGCCTCATCCAAAAACACATCCTGTCCGTTGATCTGGTAACCATTAATTTCATAGCTTTTATTTGATGGGTTTTGATTCGGAAATCCATTATTCTTTGCCGTAATACGTTGCTTGACGGCCGCTAGAAATGTTGATTGATTATAAACTACACCTGCAGCAAGCAGATCTCCAATACAAACATTATAATGAGGATCATTTAAACCTGCTTTAGCCTTAACATCCACCGCATCAGCATAAGTTACTATTTTGCTGGTGTCCAAATCAACCAATGCATTGGCGATAAATTTCGTATTCAGGGCTTTGGCATTGGATAACAGTGCCTGACTAACTGAGATATCTTTGGACCATGCCGGCGCGATTAAACTTCCCGGTAGCTCACGATATTGCGGGCGACATTTCTGCACCAGTTCAATTCCACTATAGTTACCTTTATTATCAATGCCTCCAATAATATCTTGAGCCGTTACTTTTGAGGAATCTAACACTTCATAATCAATCACGAGCTTATCTGCAGGTTTAATGCTGCCCTCACTCAAAACCTTTACCACCAGCTGGTTGCTCTTATTAAAATCCAAACTATAATCGCTATCCAATACCTTATCTACAGAGCCAACCTTAACTACAACACTGGACTTAATTGCACCAAGCTGGGATAAAATAACCTGACTATTAACCTGAGTTTGCGTTTCCTGCTCAGCAGATTTTTTATGTTTGGCAGGATCCAGTACATTCACAAAGTACACCGGAGCAACCCGAAACAGCGCAAAAAATACAAAGATAGCCTCACTGAGCGTATATTGTTTAAAGTTATTATCATAGCCAAACAATTTTACCGCTTCGTTAAGATTGGTTAAACGTACCAATTTATTGACATTATTTTCATCAACCAGATTAATTGGTGCAGTACCAACAATAAAAGTAATATTCGCTTTAGTGCTTACAACTCCCTGAATGGTAGTAGCCAGCTCCTCGGCGAATGAACCATGTTTATATTCAGACATAATTTATCTTTCGTAAAACTTATTTAAAAAACCCCTCAAAATCTCCAACGTTACCAGCTGGCATATCATAACGCCAAGTTGTGCTTAAGGTTAAGCTTGCCAGTGGATCCTGATCATTGTCATAAATCTGCCAATCCAGAGACGGTTGAAGCACATATGCCTGAGCTAAGACTTTGCGCGGTATTCGCTTTAACTGTTGGCGAATTAATTTATTTGCCAGTAATAAAAAACTGTATCTATTCTCCTGATTATATTCACTCACTAAAATCACAATATCAATCTTAGTTTCAGCGTAACTAGTACCATTGTCATTATCATCATCTTCACTGCCACCACTAGGTCTAATTATAATCGCCGGGTATAACGGTGTAGCATCAGGAGCAAACTGCTTGCCATCAGCTCTGATTCGCCGTAGCTCTGGTTTATCAGTTGTACGCTCTGGCAAATAATATTTGTAAACTTTTGGCGTAGTCGACATTTCGGCAAGCGTTGGACTTTCTGAGCTAATTTTGCTTAGCGTAAAACGGATATCTTTTACCCATTCAGTAACGGATTTTTGTAGCTGGATAACAAGATTAACCTCATTGGCTTCATGAATCATCAAATACGCTCCTTCAACAACCGCTCCAGCTGGCGGTCAAGATTATTATCTACTTCCGCTTGAATATCTGTCCTTAGATTAGGGCTATACTCTAATACACGGTTAACCATCTGTGGTACCGAGACACTGTAACGTTGATTAATAATCTCTACTTGATGCCGTTTCCCAGCTCTCCATGTACTGCGCTTTTTATTATGATTATTTCTTGTAGTAAATTTACCGGAGCGAGTAAACACTCCCCAGTGTCCATTTTTCATTTTAGCAGTGAATGCATGCCGCCATTGATTGACTTCACCTCTAATAACTTCTGCTCTAAGAAGCTTCCCTGAATACGGTCCAAGATGTTGTCCTCGTGGATTAATTCCGAAGTTATAAAGTGGTAGAGCCTTACTTTTAAATCTAAGCATTCCAACTAAATTATCAGGTCGTGCGCGCTGGATACTCAACACCTCTTTACCGCGAGTATTCTGTTTTTTAAGGTCAAACTCTTGGTCTATCTCTCCGTAAATTTTACGACGTGCCATCGTTAGAGAAGTATTTATCGTTCCTTGAATTGCTCGGGGCGCGCCATTTTTGACTTCCGCCAAGACGATTCGTGCCAAATCAAGTTTTTTAGCATCAATAGTAATAAAAGCACTCATGCTGCAACCCCAACCAACTTAAGAGTACAAACACTGTCATCTTCAGCAAAGTTAATTACTTTATAATGTACACCGTCAAATTCAATATTATTACCATAAACTATCCGATATGGATAATCATCAAATTTATAGATCACCTCAATATCATATTCAAAAATACCTTCATTAAATGAAGATGAGCGATTATATTGACGATTGCCAATACTATTTGAGTTAACCACACAATCTAATTCAATACCATCAAGAATATGCTGATCTGCAAACTCATTAGTGTTGATAAAAACCTGCTTGGCATCTCTAGCTAATTGCTCTTTAAATGAACTCATAGAATACCCAATAAAAAAGAGGTGCATTGCACCTCTGATTAATTTAGATTACTTGGTCGCTTTCTTAGGCGCATTTGCCAAGTCTGCTTCACTTTCCCGATTGCCACCATCAGCTGATTTAGTCGCTAAAAAATCCCCACCAGTACAAACCGTGGCAGTAATAAAGCCATCAATATTCGTCGGAACAGGCAACGGTCTGGATGATAAGCGCTGCAAGAGATTTTTAGCTTTTTTATCAATAAATGTTTCTGGCACCAATGGGATATTGGTAGTACCAAGACCATCCACCATATACAGCAAACCAAATATGATCTTATTGCTAACCTGAGTTGATGAAATAATCACCTTGTTAACATCAATCATTTGCTTGGCTTTTGGCTGACCCAATGCGTCTAAATCCTGATCATCAAGATACTCTTCCTCATAGGTATAAATCTCAACCCCAAGAACAACACCAACCAACATTAAGCCTTCACTCTGAATTTTTGGTTGATAGTCACCAAGTTTAGTCTGAATATACTGCTGCTGTTTTTGCCACTCTTTATTGGCATAGAGGCGGTCAAGCGCATTGGACCCAAAAATCATAATGTCACAGGTCAGACCAGACTGCGAAACAAATTTACGCTTCCACTTTCTGATTTGCGCAAAAATATCCACTTCAAGATTATCCCAGTTAGTTTTTGGATCTTGCGTTAAATCCTGATAGTTCCAGTATCTCGACAAGTCCAGCTCCTGATCAACACCCTTACCCTTGATTGGAATCTTGCCGGTACACAGCAAGGTTGAACACATCCATTCAATCCGTCGGGTTACTGAATTACGCATTTCGACCAGGTCTTTTGCCTGAGACGCGCCAAGACGGCGATTAACGCGATCTGCACCACTGCTAGCTGAGCCATCATAAATAGTTTCACCTGCCATTCGTTTCTGTAAATCTTCAACGGTAATAATCATTTCCGGTGCAATTAATGGTGGCTTGTAGGTGTCAGTAACAAAGCTATCGCGTTCGACTACTTCACCGTTTACTTTCATATTGACAAATGGTGCCAGCTTGCGCTTGCCCTTATAAAAATCAACCTCAACCGCTTCCGCCGTTGCTCCGACACGTTCTTTAAAGAACGTATCCTGAATAAATGTTAAGGGTGCAGGCAATAATTGCAGTGCACGTAGCATTTGACGCGGTTGATATAGACTGATTAAAGTATCATTTAACATCATATTCCCTATTTAAAAAAAATGCCAACCTGACGGGCACTTAGTTGATGATCTGCAGCAGTATCGCCGCCTTCAAAAATTAGCTCTGAGCTGATAAATTCCCCAGCCATATATATCGCAGCTACTACATCACTGTCTGTAGCATCGGCATCTTCTGCCGCGATTGCATAGACCAGCTGGGAGTTATCAGTTTTTGCCTTATTAACAGGAGTACACTTCTCTTCAGTTGCGATAAACCCTAAAACATGCCCTCGCTTGTACGCGAAACCTTTTTTAAGTGTTACCGTACCCGTTGGCATTTCAATTGCGCCCGCCAGTAAGTTTTCAGACGACGATTCGCTGCGTATATTTAATTTTTGTGGCATTATTTAACTCCCGCAAAATCTTTAACACCGGCAAAGAATGCCTCCTCGGCTTTTGCCCGAGGATCAATTCCGGCTGTTGGATCAAGCTGTGCCGCAACTACTTTGTTGACAGCGTCTGCTTCACTTTGATTAACAGCCAGTAAACTGCTGCGCTGGTCTTTTTCAGCTTTGAGAATAGCAACGGCTAAATTACCCGCACTGTCGCCCGTTTCAAATTTAGCTTTGGCTACCAAATCAGCATGTCCGCTGCTTTCCATCTCTTCAATGTCTTTGATGCGTTGCCGTTCGGCACTAATTCCAATCTGTTTACCAGCCTCAACACCAGAGAGCTTGCCAGCTTCAAAGATTTTGGCATAAATGTCTGGGTTATCCTTTTGTAGTGCTTCAATTGTTAGCATAGTTGCTCCTTTAGGTAAAAAATTAGCTACCGGAGTAGTGGTAGCTGGATTAACATTTGGTGCGGCCATTGCCTGCAGCTCCAAATTTGGGTGGTGGGTTTGAAATGCTTGGGCTATCTGTGCATCAAATTTAACACCATTAAGTAAAAGTTCCTCACCATCAAGCTTGGCATTAATTTCAACATCGTTAATAACGCCATTGGCAAAGCCCATTTGAACGGCTTCCTCGGCAGTCAAATAAGTTTCCTTATCCATCATGGATTGAATTTGCGCTTTGTCTAACCCAGTTTTAATATGATAAACATCAACCATTTGCTGATTGGCTTTGATTAAAACTTCGGTAATTTTCTGAAACTGGTTGCTGTCTCCAGCTATTGCAGTTCTGGCATTATGTATCATTAACATGCTATTTTTATGCATCCACAAGTCACAGGACATCGCAATAACACTCGCTGCGCTTGCCGCAATACCATCAACTACGGCTTTAATCTTACCAGTATAGCTTTTGATTTGATTATAAATGGTATTGCCAGCAAGTAAACTACCACCATTTGAATTGATTCTAATGGTCAATAAGTCAACTTTACATTCCTTGAGCTGATTGGCAAAATCCAGAGGGTTCACATCATCATACCAACTATTGCCGATATCGCCATAGAGAAGTATTTCGGCATTGCCATCAGCAAGTGCATTAATTTTTAGTTCCATTACTCTTTGCTCCTTTATTACTCTCAGCCCCTTTATAGATGATAGGCTTAGTGCTGCGTCTAAATTTATCGCGCTGGTTTTCTTCACGCTTGCGAACATTGCAGATTTCATCATAATTCATACCAGTTAACTGCATCGTTTCATAAGCCATCGTACTAAAGCCGTTGTCAACGCGTTCTTTTGCAGCTGCAACTTCTTTACCTGGATCAATTTGCGGCATTGCCGGACCATAAAAATCAGCACGACACCATGCCGCCTTAATTGCAGGGTCATTTAAAAAGCCAGGTAAATTTACTCGACCTTTAAGTACAGCTTCTGTTAACCACTCTTCATAAACTGGTTGACAAAAATGGTCAACTAACCATTTACGCCTTGCATTGAATACTTGCCAAGCTGCTAAAATTGCTGCTTTTGATGCGGAATAGCTCGATTGAAAATGTCCAAGTAAGACTTCAAAAGGGATTTCAAGACTAACGCCAATCTGGCGCAGTATGGTATTAATAAAACCCTCATAATTGGGGTTTGGTCGCCCTGGATTTGCCACATTAACCTTATCACCGCGTTTTAAAGCCAAAATCATGCCGGGAGTCATGCTGACATTATCGTATTTGATTTTTTCGCGTGGATCTTTCGGCCAATCAGTAAATGGTAATTGCGCAGGATTCTCACTTTCAATAAAGACACTTAACATTCCAGATACAACTGCAGCCATGATCTCAGCCTCTGAGTAACGGCTCAGCTGTTTAAACAGTTTAATCACCGGAGATAATAACGGAATGCCACGCCGCTGTTCAGGACGTTCAACGGTAAATAAATGAATTACGTTTAAACGCCCTGATTTCTCACCACGAATTGGGATTGTCTGCCACTCAGTTGGTTGCATCTGGGCAAAGTTAATTGCATTTGGTAATTGATTAACCACATGATAATGCGTTGGTAATCCTGTTTTTTTATCAATCTCCACACCACCCAGAATATTTTTAGTCATATCTTTAACTGGTGGATCCTGAATCCGGTCAGATTCAACAATTTTAAGCTTTAGGTCATAGATTGAATTTGTCCGTTTAAAACTGGGTAAAAAGACAAAAACATCACCACTCATTAGGACTGACAACAAGACCAGACGCTGCATATCATTAAAATTTAGGGTTCCTGCACTGTCACAGTTATAAGCTTTATCCGCCCATAAGCTAAATTCAAACTCAATTTGCGCTTCAATTTTTTCTGCCTGCTTGCGCTTCATGCCTAAATATTTATGATTAATCTGTGAGTTTAATCTCAATCCACCACCAACTACATTACTAACAATCTTCTTTAACGCACCATTGGCAAGTGATTCATTCATGCTTAAATCACGGCTGCGCTGTCTTAACACCTCATGATTCATTACGATATCGGAATCAGCATTAGTGCTCAGCGGATTCCAGTCAAGCATTGAGTTATCATAACCGGCATTTCCGCTACCGTAGCCCGTTCCAGAAAAAGCGCTCAGAATATCCTTGGACAAATTATTTGGGACGTATAATCCACTGTTTCCATCAAAAATATGATTCATATTAACCTCGTGGCACTGCAGTTACAATCCTCATATACGACCCCAGATTATTTTCTAACTGAGATATTTCAATCTCAATGTCAATAATTGCCTGTCGTACTTCTGAATAATTGGCTCTGGTTAATGTCCGATTGCCAATTACATATGATTTAGCCTGACTTAGTGCCCGGCGGGCTGCACGCCACTGTGCCAGATCCTCCCGCCGCTCATCAAGCTCAGCCTGTATATTTTTTTTGCTCATTACTAGCTACCTTAATATAGTTTAATTCCAGAAGAGATTAGATTTTCTTCACCATCTGCATCATCATCGTCGTCAGTTTCAAATTGTTGATTGGCTAACTGCTCTTTGATATACTCCAGATTAGGCGCAGCCAT